CCCAAGTAGGTGAAACACTTACTGTATTCGAAGGATACATCCAAGCCAGCGCAGAAGCCGCGCTTGGAATACGAGCCTCTAATGTAACGCATGCAATGTCTACTCTCAAAGCAATGAATGCTATTACGTTGTTAATTACTGGTAACAGGATTCGTAAAAGTATTTACTTGCTGAACTATCAACCTACGTCAGAACAATACGAAGAGTTCAAAGGTCGTAGCTATGCCATTGAACGAAAGACGATACCGAATCGTTGGGACTCAATGGTTAATGATATGGTTGTTATTCGTCAGCGACTCACTGACCTTGAGCGAGAAGTAAAAGAATTGAGGGAGCATACACATGGCGGACACAACATTTGAGGAAGCTTGTCGCTGTCCAAAATGTGGTGAGCCTGGACAGGAAGTAGCCGCTGAGAACCGTCGGATGAGAAGCGGTGCGGAGCTAAAACAAATCTACTGCCGAAATGCTCGATGCAATTGGCTCGATACACCGTGGGTAGTGCAGGTTAATCCTGATGGTACCATCCCAGAGCCAACACTAGATCGACAGAAGAGCTTTGCGAAGCTACCAGATAGAACTGAAGCAGTACAACGACAACTACAAAGGCTTCAAGATTCAACGCTAGAGACAGGAAGTGAAATTCGATTCTAGATAGAGGACAACGTGAAATTATTCAACTTCCAAGCAGAGGCTGTCGATAAGCTGAAAGGAGTCAAGGCCGTCCTCATTGGGGACGACATGGGCCTTGGCAAAACTTTTGAAGCTATCGCCCTAGACCTCGAACGACGATCACATTTTCCAGAATACAAACTTAAGACACTTATCATATGTCCATTGGCGATGGTGTCCACTTGGACCCGAACCTGGTTTCAGTGTGCACCAGAGCTAAACATTCTACCAATCAACAACAAAGATCGATCACACTTCGTTGATGAACTATCACAGGACAACTATGATGTATTCATTATGCATTGGCCAGCCCTGCGACTCATCGAAGAACTTGAAGAAGTAAAGTGGTTCCACGTCATTGCAGATGAGGCCCATGCATTACAAAATCGTAACTCAAAACAAAGCAAGGCGCTAAAGCGCATCCCTGCTGGTTACAAGAGTGCTTTGACAGGCACACCAGCTTTTGATAAGCCGGATGATCTGTGGAGTATTTTGAACTGGCTGTATCCGAGGTACTGGAGCAGCTACTGGCAGTACTATAACGATCACATTCTGTTTGAAAATTTCAATGGCTACAAGACAGTCATTGGTGTAAACAATCCTCAAAAGCTCCAAGATGAGATGAGTGCGTTCTACGTGCGTCGTCTCAAACAAGATGTGTTGCTAGATCTACCAGAGAAGTACTATAGTGAACGCCGAGTAGATCTGCACCCACAGCAAGCCCGTGCTTACAAAACTATGAAAGAAGACATGCTTGCCTGGATTGGTGAGCGTGAAGCCGAACCTGTGGTGGCGCCAGTCGTCATCGCGCAACTCACTCGACTACAGCAATTTGCTTGTGCTTTTGCGGAGTTCGATGAAGTAAGAGACAAGATGATTCTGTCGGAACCGTCTAGTAAACTCGATGCAGTAATGGAAATCATCGAGTCGACAGACCAACAGATTGTTGTGTTTAGCCAGTTTGCCCAAGTAATTAAACTACTAGCAGCACGGTTAGAGAAAAAAGGCATTACCCATGGCAAGTTCATTGGTGAAACCCCTGCCGACGAGCGCGCAAGAATTATATCAGGATTTCAAGAGGGCAAGATTCAAGTATTTGCTGGAACTATATCCGCAGGCGGCGTCGGCATTACCCTCACCGCGTCAAGTACCGTTGTATTCATTGATCGGTCATGGTCAGCCGCGCTCAACCTGCAAGCAGAAGATAGACTCCACCGAATCGGGCAAAAACAAGCCGTCCAGGTCATAGATATCATCGCGAATGATACGATTGACCGGAAGCGCATCAAGATAATCAAGACGAAATGGGAGTGGGTAAGGCGCCTTATCGGCGACACAAAAGTGGATCCGAAAGCTGAGGATTTTGATGACGCGGACGATGACGATACCGAAGACTGAGTATAAAGTAAGATTGGTGAGAAAGGATCACCAGTGGGAAGTAGTGCACGTGCACGCCTATGCAAACTGGTCCACGACACATCGTGTTTATATGGGTACCAGTTGGGATTTGTGCATGTGGATTGCCACTGGTGATCCTTCTTATTTTCCTAGCAAATCGTACCTTCAGCTCTGTAAGACATTTTGTGGATCCAGAAATGGTAAGTACTTAGAAAAAGTACACATAGCCGGCCGGTGGTCTACGGAACAGCCAGTGATTGAGAGCCACTAATGGGCATGCGAGGACCAGTGCCAGGACCACAACGAGATCTGAGAAGCGACATAGTTGACCTAGAAGTCGATCTATTACAACTTGGTAGACTTTACGACCACATCCGTAAGTCATTATGTGATGAATGTGCGGTCAATCTGTGTTCAGCACACCAGCCAGCTCGTGGTTTTATTATGGCACTTAGACGTAATTCAAAAACGAGAGCTAGAGACATAGAAGCTGAAATAGAAGAAGCACGAGAACTTGCTAGACTTATGTATGGAATTTTAACACAATTTCCTACCGACTTAATTGAATATGATGACAAACTAGATATCGAAAAACTACCTGATTGGCTCACTAAACAAAATGTCAAAACTTAAAGTACTCATCCCAGCCGCACTAGTTGCACTTGCAGTTTTTGCCATCCCATCCGCCGCACAGGTTGTTCAGAATGGTGGAGCATTGGAAGCGGTTACACCTTACCGTGTCATTGATACTCGTCCGGGAAAGCTACCAATCGGCTCAGGACCACTATCACCAGGTCAAACACTTGTGGTAAAAGTTCTTGGACAAGGTGGCGTACCTAGCTTTGGTGTATCTGCCATCATGGGAATCGTAACTGTAGTCAATCCCACTAATGGTGGCTATCTTACCATTTTCCCCACAGGACAACCCGTGCCACTTGCCTCTAACATTAACTTCGCTACCGGTCAGACCATCGCGAACCAATTCTTGGTACCAGTAGGAGCTAATGGTTCCATCTCCATCTACAATGGGTATGGTGCTGGTGTCAATATCATCATCGACGTGAATGGCTGGATCTCCGCGCAAACATTGGCGCCAGTTGGTCCAACCATTGCATTTGATCCAGCCTATCTTGGTGCAGCAGATAGCGTAAAGGCTAGGCAGATACTCCAGAACGCTAATAGATATGCGATGACCACGTGGTGGGATGGAGCTGCTCAAACGCTACTGACTACTACCATAAGTCAAGCTAATGACCCTACTGATGCTGTTCGTAGAATGGGCATGCAAGCGCTGTCACTGAGCACCTCTATAGCTACTGGTGTGTACGATGAGGTATATGCACAGACGCCTGAAGCCACTGCATTCGTGCGAACCAAACAGTTGATTGAAAGAGTAGCCTCTCAGCACATCAGTAACCAAACCAATGGTTGGGGCTATAGTTGGCAAACCTCCCTGTGGGCTTCATTAGTTGGCCGGGCTGCCTGGTATATGTGGAATGATCTATCAGCTGCCACACAGAACTTTGTAGCGAATATGGTTGCGAGTGAGGCTGACTATTCTTCTCGATTGAAGATTCATTATCTCCGCGATGTAGCTGGTACTGTGCTCACCGAAGGTGACAGTGGTGCGGAGGAAGTTTCATGGCAATCGCTACCTATGCAACTAGCGCTCGTGATGTTTCCTACGCACCCTCATGTTAATATCTGGTCAAGCACACTAGCTCAGTTTCTCTTAGCTGCTTGGGCACGCCCACAAGATGTTGCTAGCAACCTAGTCGTCAATGGTGCACCACTATCTAGCTGGCTTAAGGGTTCTAATGTCGAAGCGAACGGTGTTGTGGTCAATCACAATCGGATTGCTTCTGATTATAGTACTACTACATATCAGAATCTAGATCTCGTACCGCTCTTTGCACTAGCAAATTATGACGTGCCACAAGCCGCTGTGCAGTTGCTTGGTCCTGTTTATGCTGCATTCCATGGTGTACCATTTGGTGGCGGTACCACCTACGTCACTGATAGTGCAGACATCTATTACCCACAGGGCAATGATTGGGGCATCGGTCAGAAGCTACCATATGCACTCGCCGATGCCCAAGCACTGATGTATTATAATCCGGGTGATGCAGCTGAGTATCTCAATTTACACCTAGATGCAGTACTTGCACAGCAAGCGCGCTTCGTTGATGGCAGGACCTATCTCAATGATGATGAGTACAAATATGTAGGTCGTGAGGAACACACGGCACAGCTCGCGTCGCAACTCTACTTCACGTTTTATTTGCGTGACCACGATCTTGTTAGGTTCACTAACAATAACTATTGGCTAGGATAAATGGGAAACACGGTTGTAGGTGTGCCACGGTCAGCTAATGTATTTTCGTTTCGCATCGCCGACCGTGCTGAGCGAGAGTTTTATCGTAAACTTGCAGATCAAAAAGGTATTCCACTAAGCGAACTTATCATTCACGCCCTGCGCGAGATGTACTACAAAGAAGAAATGGACCCAGACCCCGATATGTATTGGTATGGACATGCTTAGTTTAGTACTCTTTCTCATTGGGCTCTGTCTTGGTATGCTTGCCGGTATGGTAGCAATGTTCGTCATCATGGGACAGCGACTCCGTGATCAATTCCTAGGACGCAACCAGGAAAACAAGCCAGTGGTGATTAATTGGGTTGATGGTAAAATGCAAGATTTCCAGGTAGTTATGAGTGGCATGGTCGTCTTCGTAGGTGAAGTTCTCAACATGACAATGATGAGTGGATCTGGACCGTACCTTCAACCACGGGTCCATATAGAGCTTAGGTCCAAAGCGGAGGGGTTACGTGAGCTTAGAAGTTGAGCCGGAGATCCAGTGGTACATCGATCGTAAACTCACTGAGCAGGTGCATACCTCTGGTCGTAAAGCTTTCCGTGCATGTCGACGTCGCTGGAATTGGGTTTATCGTGACATGTACCAGCCGCTCACCACGCCTGAGCCCTTGGAGTTTGGTACTGCTTTCCACAAAGCGTTAGAGCATTTCTACGAGCCACGCACATGGACCAGTCCACTATATGTTCGTCGCGATCTGGCGCTCGTTGCCTTTGCGCAGGAATGTGAGAAGCACCTCAAGAACTACATGAAACTGAATCCTGATCCAGATGTCACAGTGCTGGAATCATACAAGACTCGCAAGGTACTTGGTCACAACATGATCAAGTACTACTGTGATACCGTCTCGCCATTGTACGACAACAACTGGACACCAATCCGCGTTGAGGTTGGCTTCGAGGTACCAATTAAAGATCCAGATAATGGTCAGCAATTGTGGTGCAAGTGTAACAATTGCTGGAATAGATTTGTCAAGCATCCAGATGGACTAGGCAAACAACTCATCAAGATTGTTCCAGTAGAAGATAAACCTGGATACATTCGTCCAGTAATGGAATTAGAGTATAAAGAAAAATATTGGCCTGGACTTCCGGTCACCTATGGTGGTCGACTCGATGCACTCTTCCAGGACAGTTCTGGTCGCTATTGGATTGCGGACTGGAAAACCACTATCCGCCTGCTCGATGAGGACGCCGAAGCGTCGTTCTTGCAACTCGATGACCAGGTTGTGAGCTACCTGTGGGCGCTGGAGCAGTACGGAATTCACTGCGCTGGC